ATCAGAATCAACCATGGCGCAAGCGTGATGCCGCGCTTCAAAAATGGCGGGTAAAAAATCACTACGACCTCCAAGAATAAATTCAGAGCGTTGATTAACTGACGGTGGCCGGACTTGAACCAGCGCACAGCGCATGGGGCTTGGTGGTCATTTCCTACCACGGCCAGGTCCACGCCCTGCTCTAACCAACTGAGCTACACCATCACATAAGCAGGCCGGACGTTACACCGGCATCATCCCAATGATCTTAGGGCAGCTACTTCAGCAACTTCCTGCTTATGTGATGGTGCGGGTACTCGCTGCACTGTGGTAGTCGTCCGGTTCAATACGGCATGACACACAGCATCCGCTTTCCCAACATCATCACACCCGGGTACGTCTCCGGGACAGGCTTTCACTGCTCGTGCGGCTTGTCAGTGGCTTTACCCCTGCTTGGATGGGCGCGAAGGTTGCAACCCTGCTATCGACCGGGAACCCCCAGCCGTTCGCTCCATCAAGTACAACGGCTAGGCAGTGCTTCACTTTGCCCTTCAGGCCCCGGCTTCCGCGATCGTGAGTCGCGGCACAGGTACTGCCAACCATTGTGCTTGATGGCCCTGCTTGTGGCAGGCATCAAGTCCGGTACTGCCGGCACAGAAGGTATTACGGGTCTTCACCCAGAAAGGTATTCGTGGCACCTTACGGGTGCCGGTCGGCTTGAATATCGCTAGTAAAGCATCGCGGAGAAAGGTCTCCACCATAATTCGTGGTGCCTTACGGGCACCAGTCGTCGAACCACTGTTCTCGCCGTATTTGTGTTAGCCAGCAATTACGCTTTCCGCCACGATCTTAGTTATTAAGTCACCGGTTCAGGGAGATTCGAGCCACCCGTCAACGGATGAATTCTAACCATAAATATTCAAATCTTGGCAATGCCTCGAAAATAAATTTCATCAAAAAGATTATCCAAGATCGGATGTCTTTGACCCATGGCCTGCACCACCAGCTTAGCGTCCCCGTAATACTTTCGCTGGCGGTCCACGGTCCAATCGGGCGGTGTCTCCAGTATGTCGCGCAGGTTCGCTGTCTTGTCTGCCGTCTTCACCGCTGCAGCGCGAGCCGTCATGATCCGAGCCTTTGCCACCTGGGCGGCCGTCTTGCCTTCGCGCGACACAGAGGGATCGTTTGTGAGCTCCACCACGGTATCCGCGACGTCAGCGCCAAACTCACGCACCAGGTCGGCATAGGTCACGCCGGTGTCCTCGATGGTGTCGTGTAGCAGCGCAGCCTGGAGCGACACCATGTCGACCACGCCAGCCTCGTCGTGCAGCACGCGAGCCACGGCACGCGGGTGCTCAATGTACTCAACCCGGGGTGCACCGGGTTTGGTTTTGCGGTACTGACCTTTGTGGGCCGCAGTGGCGAATTCGTCGGCGCGTCTCAGGTGTGGCGATACATACACGCCATCCCGACGGGTGTAGCCCTTAACCTGCGACTTGATCAGCAGGAGCATCATTTGAGGCAGGCTGATCGTCCAGCTTTGGTTCAACATCCATGTAAGGGCGGACTTCTTCAAGCTGCATTGGGTTGCTCAGCCGCCGGACCCTGTCCGCGTCGCCTTCATAGGGCTTGAACTCACCGGAGTCCTGCAGGAAGACTTCCATCTTGCCGGCCCGTTCCCGGAACACTGCGCCTTCAACCTCGAAAAACCGATCTTCACTCATTTTCTTGCCCCTTGAATTTCCATAAGATGATTTTAGGCTGCGAAAACGATTTAGTCAAATTTGATGATGCCTTCTCGGGCTTCTTTTCGCTGGTGGTGGCTTTCTCCCAAGCATCGCCGTAAAGCTTTTCCTGTTCCTTCATGGCGACACCGTGCTTTTCACGGTCGCCGGCCTCCCATTTACTGGTGTCGGATCCCACGCCGTTCTCTCGATATTTACCTTCTATTGACCGTGTAGTCTCGTATGGCTTGTGACCTTTTTCCTTGGCCAGCGTCATTGGCTTGATATGCACCTGCAATTCAGCCAACAGCCCATTTGGCAGTTTGACGATTAGGTTCAGGTCGCGGTATCCGCCTGGCAGCGGCTTGATCAGGTTGTTTTTCGGCTTCTGCGCGAGCTCGATGCCTGCGGCCTTCAGTTGCGCCAACACCTGCGGGATCTGCGTCACCATGGGTACCGCGATCGTGGCGCGCACCATGTCGCGCACTTGGGACCAGTCGCCGTTGTAGTCGGTTCTGACCTTTTCCTTTGCGCGATCCTCGCCCTTGAGCGGACCCATGAACAGGAAACCCTGATCGCTGTCCCAGTGCTCAGGCAGCATATAGTCGTCCGCCTTCACCTCTTTTGGATCGCGCTTTTCATCCGAAGCCTTTTGGGTCTCCGACGCCACCGCATGGTCCAGCGACTGAGGCCGCTTGCCGGTCTGCAGGTTCAGCGTCTGAGCCACCTTGCCCAGCATGTCGGTGAACTGCTGCAAGGCCTCTGGCGCCTTCGCGCTCAGTTCCTCCCACGAGCTGACCGGCTGGGGCACCTTGGTGGCCAGCTTGTCCAGTTCGGACGTATTGAACAGCGCGCGGGCAATGCCTTCGGCGCCATCAGCTTGGGGCTTTGGCGTGCCAGGTGCCGGCGCCTCGTGTGGACTACCCTCGGGCGCGCCCTCGCCGTCGCCGTGGTGCGTAATCTTGTCGTGAGTGACTAGGTGCTGACCGCCCGCGCCGTCCTTGACGCGAACGCCGTCCTTGCCGGTAGCTGTGACCTCGCCGTGTCCCTTGTGCTCGCCATTGGCAAACCCGACGTGCTGGCCTTTCTGAGCCGGCGGGCCGCCCTGCTCAGTGCTCACCCACTTGGTGGTTTGAACGCCGCGCTTGTCGGTGATCTGCTTCTTCTGCAGGCCCGGACCGCCGGCATAAGTGCCAGGTGCGGACGCCTTCATGAACAGCATGACGGGCCTTACCCCGATGGATTTAGCGACCATGGGGTCTTCCTTTGATTCGTTGGGTGTTGCGATGAACCGCCGACGGCCACCCGGTTCTTCAACCAGCATGCCGTCCTCGCCCTGATCGACGATCGAGTATTTCTGCGGGGCCCGGGTCTTGTGACCGAGAACCTTGTCCCACTTCACCTTGTGGTGCTGGCCATCGACATCGACGGTCACGCCATGCTTGCCGTGCGCCTTGACGACGCCAGAGCGGGGCTGGCCGGCGTGGTGGACATACAGACTGTCACCAATCTCGACGTCTGCACGCGGTTCGGGCTCTTGTGCTGGGGGCTGGGGCTTGAACGTCATGGCTGAATTTTGAAGACGGGCAACCCAAACGCCTTCGCCATGTCGGGCTTGCCCGGTGCGGCTGGAGCCGGTGGCGCGTCGGGTGCTTCGGGCTTGTCGGGCGAGCCGAAGTCTTGGCCTTGATCCTCGTCGCCTTGGTCACCGCCAAAGTCCTGCGCGCCGTCGCCTCCGTCCGCCGGCTGGCCGGGTTCGGCGCCAGTCTGGCCGAAGTCCTCTTGTGGCGCTTGGGCCTCAGCCTGCCATGCTCCCACCAAGGACGGGTTCAGCGGCGCGTCACCCCATTGGCCCTTGGCCGCGTCCACGCCGTCCTCAGCGCGGATCTCGTTCACCGTGCGCGTGAGCTTCTTGCGCTCCCACACCTGGGCTTCGTCTTCCTCATCGAGGCCCGTGAACTGGAATTCGTACTTGTCCGAGAATTCGCCGATCACGTACTCGCTCAGCGTGGACTCGAAATAACTCAGCAGCGGGCGCAGGCCTTTGTCTTTGCTGTTGGCGATCTTTTCCTCGGTGTCGTTGCCGGACAGGCTTGAGGTGCCAGCGGAAAAGGACTCGAAATTGATCTCATCAGGCGCAATGCCGTAGATCGCGCAGATGATGGATGACAAGAAAGTCATCCAACGGGCGAACATAATTTCGTTCGCAGGCTCCCCGAACTGGGTGAAGTCGGCTTTCGATTCTTGGTCTTTGGACACCATGACGGGCATGGTCCAAGCGTTGTTGACGCCCTTTACACTGGAGTTCCAATACCGCTTGAACGCAGTGATGTCTTCATCCGAGTAGTTTCCGTACAGGTTCAGCATACCCTTCGGGATGGCGTTGCTGTCGAAGAACTTGGTGTTGTACGTGAAAGCGTTCAGGAAGCCGGTCACCACGCGGATCAGCAACTCGGTTTCCGCCAGGCCGTAGCCGCCACTGAGCACGTCGGTGCGCGGGTTGCGCGGCACATACACCAGGTCGTCATACGTGTAGGCGCTTCGGATCTGGCCTTGCACCACCTGGAGGGCGAAAATCTCAT